ATTGAGAAGTTTCGCGGACTTGCAATTAAAAAGTGTTACATCGACGAGTGCCAGTCGTTCCGCCCCTACATCCAAGAACTCATTGACGATGTCATTTCAGCCGCCCTCATGGACTACGATGGCACCCTTTGCCTCATCGGTACGCCTGGACCCATCCCGGCTGGCTACTTTTATGAGTGCTCTAAGTCGGATACCTGGAGCCACCATGCGTGGACCTTCTTTGACAACCCCTGGATTGCTGAGAAGTCTAAAAAGACCCACCAACAGCTTCTAGACAGAGAAATGCGCCGCCGAGGCGTCAAAGAGGACGACCCCTCTATTCAGCGCGAGTTCTTCGGCCGCTGGGTCCTAGATTCCGAATCCCTCCTCCTCAAGTACACCCAAGCCAAGAACGACTACGACACGCTCCCCAAGGTGCCCCCTAACAAGCCCTGGACCTACATCCTAGGCATTGACTTGGGGTTTGACGACGCGGACGCCCTGGCCCTCCTAGCCTGGTCAGAAGCGTGTCCCTACACCTACCTAGTCGAAGAGCACGTGGTGTCAAAACAAGGCCTGTCCGAGCTGGTAGACGCCATTAAAGACTTCCAGAGCCGCTACGACATATCTAAAATGGTCATTGACCAGGGCGGCCTAGGCAAAAAGCTGGCTGAAGAAATGCGCCGACGCCACCACATCCCGGTGCAGGCAGCCGACAAGGCCCGTAAAATGGAGTCCTTGGCCTTCCTAAACGACGCCCTGCGCTCAGGTCGTTTTAAAGCAAAGGTGGGCAGTCACTTTGCTATGGACACCCTTCTAGTCGAGAAAGACAGAGCTAAGAGCACCCCCGATAAGATTAAGATTTCAGATAGTTACCACTCCGATATCATCGACGCGGTGCTATACGCATTTAAAGAGTCCCCAGCGTTCACCTACGTTGAGCCCGAAACTCCCCTTAAGCCCGGAACTAAAGAATGGGCAGATGCTCAAGAAGACCAAATGTTCAATGCCGCGCTGGAGCATTTCCAGGAACAGGCCGAGGATAAAATCGGTTACGGCGACTCAAACTAGCAAAAACCTCGTTTTGAGACAAATTCGCATCATATGAGGCGTTTAAGCGCCCCAAATCTCTCAAAAAGGAGTCCTTTTTGCTCCCCTTCCTTTCAGACAAGAAAAAACGCGTTGCTGGACTCATTATATCCAAACGCAAGCCCGAAGGCGGCATGGAAATGCCAAAAGCCGCCGACGAAGTACCCGAATCCGTAGAACAGTGCGCCAAAGACATTTTAAAGGCTATTGAGACAAAAGACGCCAAAATGCTCGCCATGGCCATTCGCTCCGCCTTTGAAATCCTTGACGCTGAGCCCCACGTCGAGGGCGAACACCTTAACGAAAACGACTAAGAGGGTCCTATGAACAAGAAACCAAGCCTTGCGGTGGCTTTGAACACTCGCCGCCTGTCCAAAAAGAAAAAAGCGCACAAAATGGCCGAAGGCGGCATGGTGCCAAAAGCCGATAAGCCACTGAACGACCCCGCCTACCTTGACCGCAATAAGAAAGACATCGAGCGCACCTTTAAGCAAGACCCAGACAGCATTGGCGCTAAAATGGCCCGCATGGCTGACAAATATCTCAAGCCAGGCTCCTACGCACACGGTGGCCTAGTAGACTCCGTCGCAGACGCCATTATGCGTAAACGCAAGCTGGCGGATGGCCAGGTGGACATTGCCCAAAACCAAATGGAAATGCCCAATTATTACGATGAGTTAAATGAAGAAACCGCATTTGACTCTTACGCCGACGCCTCCGAAGTGCCAGACCAACCCGAAGATTCCAACGAAATCGGCGACGACATTGAAAAGGACAAGCACGACCGCATTGCACAAATGCGCCGTCGCATTAAAAAGAAGGTGGTCTAATTGGACCAGCTGGACACCAAAGCTCTGAAGCGCCTTATAGACACCTGCCGTAAAGCGGGCGTACAAGAGTTTAAAGGCTTTGGAGTGGAGTTTAAGCTGTCCGACGAGGCCTTGAACAGCACCCCGGTGCAGCGCACTAAGGCCGAACAAAAAGCTACCCAGGTGCTCACCACCGAGGAGCTAAAAGCTATTACCGCTGAGCAACTTTCCGACGACGAGCTGTTGTTTTACTCCTCCGACCCTAGAGTCGAGGGCGAGTCGCCAGCTTCCTAAGCTATTGAAAGCATAGATGAAAATCTCTAAGACGTCTTTGCCAAATAAAATCACCATGAGAACGTCCGACAAGCGCAACGCTGCGCGCGGACATCAGTGGTGGACAGCCGGTAGTAAAAAAGAGCTGGCCGAGCAATTGCTTGACACGGTGGCTTATCTTAAGGAAAGCCAAAGCTACCGCCAGCGCCAAGCTGCTATTTACGCACGCCTCTACGGCAACATGAGCCTCTTCTCATTCATTGGCGCCAACGCCATGAAGATGGACCAGGCTACAGGGCTGCCCGCCGACCGCCCCACCTTCAACCTCATTCAAAGCGCCGTAGACACCCTAGTGGCGCGCATCGGGCAAAGAAAGCCCGCCCCGGTGTTTCTCACAGACAACGGCGACTATAAAGAGCGTAACCTAGCGAAAAAGCTAAACAATTTCATATTAGGCGAATTCTATCAAGCGAAAGCATATGAAAAGGGCACCATTATCCTCCGTGACGCCCTAGTAGAAGGCACCGGCTGCCTCAAGGTGTATGAAACGCAAGACCACAAGGTGGGGCTAGAGCGCGTCCTCTTAACCGAATTGTTTGTTGACGCCGGAGAATCCATTTACGGCGACCCCCGCCAACTTTACCAAGTAAAGCTGGTTGACCGCTCCGTGCTCTCGTCCTGGTTTCCTAAGCAGAAGGCTTCCATTGCGGGCGCCGAGCAGGCTTATGTGGACAACAGCGCCGACAGCTCCAAAACCATTTCTGACCTCGTCCTTGTGGTAGAAGGCTGGCGCCTCCCATCTGGCCCAGACGCCAAAGACGGTCGTCACACAATTGCTTGCTCAGCGGGCATTATCCTGGACGAGCAATACGATAAGCCTAAGTTTCCATTCATCTTTATGCACTATTCCCCAAAGCTGTTGGGGTTCTGGGCACAGGGCTTGGCAGAGCAGCTCATGGGGACACAGGTTGAAATCAACAGCCTGCTTTTCACCATATCCAAAGCCATTAAGCTCGTGGGCGTCCCTCGTGTGTTTGTGGAGCAAGGCTCCAAGGTCGTTAAAACTCATCTAAATAACGACATCGGCTCAATTGTCACCTACTCGGGCACCAAGCCCAGCTATGAAGTGGCGCCCTGTGTGCCACAAGAGCTATACGCCCAACTGCAGCGCCTCATCGAGTACGGCTACCAGCAATCAGGCGTGTCGTCCATGCAGGCTGGCGCACAAAAGCCTGCGGGCCTTAACTCAGGCGAAGCCATTCGCTCCTATGACGACATTTCTTCAGACCGCTTTGCTGTGCTTGAGCGTCGTTACGACCAGTTCTTTGTTGAGGTGGCTTACGCCGTCATCGACCTAGCAAAAGACATCGCCAAAGAGCAGGGCGCCTACTCCACGGTGTTCCCCAACAAGAACGGCATTAAGGAAATTGACCTTCCTAAAATCTCTTTGCTCAAAAATCCCTTTATTATTCAATGCTTTACCATGTCCAGCCTCCCAAGAGATCCGGCGGGCCGCATGGCGAAAATCACTGAAATGATTCAGGCGGGCATGATTTCCATTAAGGAAGGCCGCCGCCTCCTCGACTACCCCGACCTGGAGCAGCAAGAAAAGCTAGCTAACGCCTCAGAAGAGCGTATTCTGCAAATCCTTGACCAAATCATTGAGGACGGCGAGTACGCCCCGCCAGAGCCTTTTATGGACCTCGTCTTAGCCGAGGAGCTGACCATTCAGTATCTAAACCTCTACAGCCAAGCCCGGCTGGAAGAGGAAAAAATGCAAAAACTTCGCAACTTCCTGGAGCAGGTGCGCGGCCTAATACAACAGGCCACCCCACCGCCCACGGCAGCCGCCCCAAATGTGCCCCTGGCTCAACCAGAGGCCCTACCAACCTCACCGCTTGTCCCGTTTGGGGCCGGCGGTCCGCAGCTACAATAACCCCCCAGTAAGGAAAACCCCATGGCTCTTAACATTGTCCCCAAGTCCGCCCCTACCGATATGACACCAAACGGTGCCAAGTTGTCTTCGCAAATGACCGCTCGAGAGCGCGCCATTGCTAAGCTAACGGCGCCCCCAGTCGAACAAACCCAAGAAACTCCGGTACTTAACGCAACCAGCGTGCAGCCAGAGGAAATGGGAGCCATTGTGCCTTCTTCTGCAAAGGAAGAGGAGCAGGGACAAATTACACCTGTGGAAGAGCAACAGGCCGCAGAACAGGTCAAAGAGGAGAAAAACCCCCTTTCCTCCCAGTTTGCCCAACTGGCACGCAAGGAAAAAGCCCTTCGCGCCCAGGCTCAAGAGCTTAAGGCCCTTGAAATGGCCGTGAAAGCCAAAGAGGAGGCCTTTAAGATGCTGGAGCAGCGCCAAGCGCAGCCCGCTCAAAGCCAAGAGCCTCTTAAGGACCGCCTGAAGAAAGACCCCCAAGGCACCCTTTCAGAGCTTGGCTTGTCCTATGACGAGCTAACCGACCTCATGATGAATCAACCCAGCCAGGCGGAACGCGCCCAGCTGCAAAAGATTCAAGAACTTGAAACGAAAATTGAACAGCTTTCCAAAGGTCAAGAAAATGTCATTAAGGCGCAGGAAGAGCGCCAAACCGAAGCCTACAACCAAGCGGTTAAGCAGCTTCGCCGCGAAGCCGAACAGCTTGCAAAAGGTGACGAAACCTTTGAAACTATTAGAGAAACTGGCTCCTACGACGACGTCGTTGAGCTAATTACCCGCACCTTCGAAGAAGACGGCGTGCTTATGTCGGTAGAAGAAGCCGCCCAAGCTGTCGAAGACTACTTGGTAGAAGAAGCCGAGAAGCTCATGAGAATTAAGAAAATTTCCGCAAAGTTTAACAAGCCAGCGCAGCAAGATAACACTGGTAAGCCCAAGGCAGAGCCGCAGTCACAAACGCCTAAAACCCTGACAAACGCTGTTGCAAGCACCCGCAAGTTATCTGCGAAGGAGCGGGCAATTCTAGCGTTTAAAGGCGAACTTAAAAGCTAAAGGCATGGTGCCCAAGGCTTAAAAACCCTCGCCAACATTCCCAACCCCTAACCGGGCTCTGTGCTTGAAGGCGCTTGAAAGAAAATGGTAACCTAAATGGCTGCTGTTTATGCAAATAGCTCTAACCAGATTGCTGCGTTGAAAGAGCTTTATACTGACGACAAAGACTATATGAAGGATCTCGTGTAACCCCTTGTGCCGAGACAGAGACTTGCTAGCCAAACGACAAGGAGAATCCATTTCTGGCCCTCGTTCCAAAAAACGAGTCGCCCGATGGCTTCGCTGGTAAGTACATTCCGGTTAAGTAGTTGAATTACTTGACAAATTCTAGGTAGCCGGAACAAAACCAACCAAAAACGGGGAAGGCTGAAATGCTAATCCCGTGCTAAGTTGGGAGCTAAAAATTCCCAACCAGTGTAACGCGTAGCACTTGACACTGCCTCAGAAATGTGGCAGAATAAAATAGTGCCAAGAGTGGTAGGCAACCTGAAAGGGTTGAAAATGTACGCTGAACTTAAGCAAATAGTATGCTCTGACTGCGGGGAAACCAAACCCGTTAGGTTTTATAAAACGGCTAAGAAATGTCGGGATTGTGCCAAAGTTGACTGGGCGGCTGCGAAAGCAGAAAGACGCGCAGCTAAGCGGAAGCAAAATCCAAAACTTCATAAAGAAGCCGATTTTAGACAAGACCTAAAGCGTAACTATGGCATAACTGTTGAACAGTTCCAAGCCATGTACGACGCTCAGAAAGGATGTTGCGATTGTTGTGGAAAGCATGAATCCGAGTTTAGGCGCGGACTGCATGTTGACCATGACCACGCAACAGGCCAGGTAAGAGCCCTCCTTTGTACCCGCTGCAACCCTGGTTTGGGTTACTTCGAAGACTCAATAGAGCGGCTTGAAATGGCAATAGCATACTTGAAAAAGTTTAAGAAGTAGAGATAAAAAGCTCTACGATAACAAAATTGTCCTCTGGAATACGGCGTCCCACAAGGCCGCTCCCACACGTTCGCGAACGCGCAGAGTAACCAAACGGCTACTCAGCTCGCTTCGTTCTTCGTTTACGTGGTGTCCGATTACCAAATCGTCACCATTACCAACCTCCTTATGGAGCAGACGAAGAGTGACGCAGGCGCATTCGTTGACGCTGCTAAGCTCCAAATCGATGGCGGTTTCCGCAACATTACCAACAACGTGGCATTCCAGTTGTTCGGCGATGGCACGGGCTCTCGCGGTCAATTGGCTGCTTCCGGCGGATATTCGGGCAGCGGCGCTGCTTTGACGCTTACCTTGGCAAATAGCCAAGAAATCGTTAACTTTGAAGTTGGCATGACCATTCGCGCTTCGGCGACGGCTGGCGGCGCTCCTTCGGACGACACGGCGCAAATCACGAGCGTCAACCGCTCTTCGGGCGTCATCCTTGCAACTTGCTCGGATAGCACTCCTGACAGCGAATGGGCTAACGGCGCATTCCTGTCGGTTGACGGCGACGTTCCCCTCACGGGCGGCGTTACGACTGGCTCCATGCTCAACATCTCTGGATTGGGCGCATGGATTCCTAAATCGTCTCCTAGCGCTACGGCGTTCTGGAACGTTGACCGCTCGGTGGACCCAACCCGCCTTGCTGGTCTTCGTTACGACGCTTCTAACTACACGATTGAAGAAGGCATTACCAATGCTCTCGCCTTCCTCAACCGCGAAGGTGGAAAGCCCGACCTCTGCATTATGGACTTCGCATCCTACGCTGCCCTGGTTAACAGCCTCGGCGCCAAGGTGCAATACGTCCAGGTGAACCATGACGAAGTTGAAGTGGCATTCGAAGGCATTACCTTCCAATCCGCTTACGGCCGCGTTACGGTGCTTGCTGACCGCTCTTGCCCTCCGCAAACGGCTTACCTGTTGACCATGTCAACGTGGAAGCTCCGTTCGCTCGGTAAGGTGCCTCACATCCTCACCTACGGGCTTGAAGGTCTTGAAGGCCTCCGCGTCGGAAATGCGGATGCTCTGGAGATCCGAATTGGATATTACGGCAATTTGATCTGTTCCGCGCCCGGATGGAACTGCGTCGTAACCCTGTCTGCTTAATATCATTGAGGAATAATTATTAGATAATTGTCTGGTTATTATTCTTGACAAATAGAGAAGTCTCCTGTAGGGTAATACTTATAGGAGACTTTTTTATGTCCAAAATTTGTAATAAATGCAACGTCGATAAGAACCTAGAAGATTTCAATAAAGACCCTCGCAATTCCGATGGCCGTTCCGGCATCTGCCGCGCGTGTAAAATCGAGTCTGGCCGCGCACGCCGGGAACAGCTGGCAAAAACTACACAAAGAAGCGCCCCCACAGCAAAAGCGTGCTCCGAGTGCACCACGACAAAGCCCATAGATGAGTTCTACAAAGACAAAGTATGTGTCGACGGCCATAGCTCCATATGCAAAGAATGTAAAACTAAAAAAGTTTATGCGTGGCGCGAGGCTAACAAAGACCGCTATAACGCCTCTCAGCGTGCGTTCCAAGCTAAAGTAGACCCGGAGAAAAAGTATGGCGCAGAGATTAAACGCCGCTACGGCTGCACTTTAGAGCAATACAACGAGATGCTAGTCGCCCAAGGCGGCCGGTGCGCTGTCTCGGGCACTCTCCATAACCCCGCCGAAAAGAAAGGGCGGCTGTACGTTGACCATGACCACAAGACGGGCAAGGTCCGACAGCTCCTTTGCGGCGCCTGCAACTCCCTTCTAGGCTATGCGGAGGATAAAATCGAGACGCTGGAAGCTGCTATAGCCTATTTAAAGAAGCATAACGGCGCCGCGTAAAAATTCCCTCTTGACTTTCCGCCCCACATTTGCTAACTTCAACTCATAGGAGAATTGCTCATGTACGTTTTAAAGCACGGCTGGACCAAAGAGAAGGTAATGGCCCAAATCAAGAAGTATAACAATGGGACCATGGCCACAAACGACGGCTTTGAGTGCGTGTACAAAACCGAGAAAAACAACCGCTGCGCCATTGGGGCTTTCATTCCAGACGATTTCGACCCCGCCGCGTTCGAGTTTACGGGGTCCTCCACCGACCTCTTACGGGCCTATCCTGCGCTCCTGAAGCACATGCCATTTAAAAACCTAAGCGCGCTTAGGGACCTGCAAAAAACGCATGACGATTCTTATAAAAGGGGCACGACTACGTACGACGCCATCCAGGGCTTCCTCAACGCCTGTGTGGAGGAGGCCTCCTAATGAAAACGCTTATAGAGCAGCTGGACGACGCCATAAACGAGTTTAGAAGGGATATTGGCACTTTTGCGAGCATAGCCAAGGTGTCTACGCGCACATTTGATGATATGCTGCGTGAACTCAAAATTCCTCAGGCCGGGTCCACACATCTTGCGTACCGCCCAAGCCACGGGTCCTCCCCCACCGTGCGCCTAGAAGTTGACTACTGGCGCGCCGACGGCGAGCTTCTTCTGAGCACAAACAGCTCCGGCTATACGGGGGGGTACAAACTGGTAGTGCTTACCCGCGCCGCCCCCTCTTCTACGCAAGCAAGCCTTTGCCAGCAAATAGAAAGCCACGTTAAAAGCTGGGGCCAGCGCACCGGCAGCGCTCCTTACAGCGCTCTTGTTTCGGCGCCCACCTATGCGTTACTGGCTAAAGAAATGGGCCTTGACCCCTCAAAAAGAGGAAGCATGACCGTGCCCTCCTTCTCCACAGTCCCCGTGCTGCCTTTCCCGGCAGCGGTTGGCGACGATTTTGTAGGGCTTTGCGGCGGGGGCTGGCAAGGTGCACCAATTACCTGGTATCCTTTGGCGCTGCCGCCTCCCAGCCCTCAGCAACAGCTCGGCATGTTCTCGGTGCCAGGAACACTCAAAACCCCCCCTGTCGTGTTTATTGACGACATAGCGGTTTCTGGCCCCCTCAAAGTGCCTTGCAACCACCAATGGACGGCGTATCAGGGCTTTTCGGAAAACTACGATTTCTGCACTAAATGCGACGAGAAGAGGAGTTAAGGCGTGATTATTTGGTTTATCGTGGTGGGGCTTTGGATGTCTGGCTGCGCTGCTTCTCACATTAGGCGCGATGAGCCGGTACTGGCAGCCCTTGCGACAATCTGTGCGTTCATAAACTTTCTTGCGGCGTCAATGCAATGAAACACGGCCACGCTCAGCGAAAGAAAGGTAAGCAAATTCGCACCCCCACCTACCGCAGCTGGGACAACATGATGCAGCGCTGCTATAATAGTCGTAACGACAATTACACGAATTATGGCGGCC